CGCCTAGACTTGCTGACCTAATGGATATAGAAAACTATATTATACTCAGTCTATATTACGGACACATCGTACCTAGGCGCTCAACCGATTATGTGGAAATGAAATACCAAAATTACGACAAGGATAAAGACAACTACTTGGATTTAAAGAAAGAGAGATTCGTATTCAATAAATTCAAGACGGCTCAAAAAATGGGCAAGGAATTGAAGGGGGAACAGACTCTTGATATTCCACCTGCTTTAAAGAAGATACTAACAAAATGGATTTCCATTATCCCAAAAGAAATTGACAATCTTCTATTCAATACCAATTTGGAACCATTAAGTAATGTGACTCTTAACCAGCGACTCAATGCGCTATTTGGTAAGAAGATTTCTGTTAATAGTTTGAGGCACTTCTACTTAACAAGCAAATACAAACAGCTTATGCTTGCTAACGAGGATATGGCTGAAGACATGGAGCAGATGGGTAGCTCATCTGCACAGGCAAAGGTTTATGTAAAAATTCACGACAAAGAATAATACAATCACGATGATAATGTTTATGGTTTATAATTACCAATTTGTTAGTTTGTTCAATAAACTCATTACAAATTCTACAACATTTGATTTCACAGTTTAGCTGATATTCCATTGGTATTATATTATTTTTAAAAATATACAAATAATATAATTATGGTAGACGATAACATTAAAGAATATAGAGAAGCATATTATTTAGCCAATAAAGATAAAATAAAGGCATATACTCACGAATATTATCTAGACAATAAAGATAAACTGAATGAATATAGAAGAGCATATTATCTAGACAATAAAGAAAAACTGAAAGAGTATTGGAAGGAATATTATCTAGTCAATAAAGAACAATGTAAAGCTTATGCTAAAAAATATTATCAATCTAATATTGAATATATCGCAAAATATAAAGCTAAACTCAATACTCTAAAGGTTAAGGATGTAAAAAAAAGAATCAATCGTAAGGAAAGCAAGATAAAAAATAAGCAAGCAATCATTGACACAAATTTAGCCAATTTGTTAGTTAAGAAGGAATTGTATAAGCAAAAATTATTAGATGAAGCAACTAAGAAAAATAATCTTGATATATCTTAAAAGTAAAATGATATTTCAAAAATCAACACGCAAAGGTAAAAGATTTATGGCTACATTTGCCAATGGGAAAAAAGTCCATTTTGGACAAGCTGGGGGGCAAACATATATTGACCATAGTGACGAAGCTAAGCGTTCCGCCTATTTAACAAGACATGAGAAGCGGGAGAATTGGAACGACCCTTTTAGTGCCGGGGCTTTGAGTCGCTGGTTGCTGTGGGGACCTACTACAAGCTTTGATAAGAACCATGACTTGTTTATGAAGAAGTATCCAATTACTTATCAGAAGTAATTTCGTCACAAAAACAATCTTTACAAGGTTGTTTTATAATATCATCTTCTTGAAATTTACAGATTGGTTGCCATTTATTACAAACATTACATAATCCACTATCGTCGTCCTTTATTTTAATTCCATTTGGATTCCATTCAGGCTCAGCCTCTTCTTCATCATACTCGCCGTTGTAGCAACCAGCACAAATCCAGTTTTCACCATCTTCGTCACAACGGCATTCATCATGTTCTCTACTATTTCTTTGAATGACGCAACCACATTTAGTTTCAAATAGTAATCCTTTGGATTTTAAATATAATCCATAGTGTTCATCCCAAACTCCATTAGTAACATACGGATATAACCAATCATATTTTACACGCAATACCTCCATAGCCATTTCTCGTGTAATACTACAATCTATGACAGCAGCCATTATATTTTTCACTTTTTCAGACATAGTATTCATTTTTTGCGTCGCTTAAAGTTCTTTAAGTTGGTTTAATATATATTTAATAACCTAATTTAATGTGGCGCAAAATATTTCAATTTTTTTCATTTATTAGAAAAAATGAAAAAAGTGTAATTTATAATAAACATTGTAGCAACATCTTGGCTTGTTTATTATACGCCATTCTGCCTCTCATATAATTGCGTTGCCAGGCATTATACTTCTCTTTGCCTGTGGTCTTTTTCCAAATTTGCGTTGTTAGTCTTAACCGTTTCAACTTGTTTTCATCTGTATCTGTTGGTGTCATATCTTTCATTTCTATCAATGTGGTTAGACTGTATGATGTAGCAGACATTGAATTTAAATTGGCTTTATATAAAACAATGTATTTCTGTTCTTGTACCATCGCATCCGTTCTGGTTTCAACTTGATGCGAACCTACTATGTGGCATACAACATTTTGCCACCCTCCATGTTCCCTGATGATTTCATACACTTTAAAATGATAATTCGGTTGTAAGTGATTGTGGCAGCTGTTTTTATGGCTAGCCATTCGCTTATTCAAATTCGTAGTGCTACCGATATAGCAATACTTTGTGTCTTTGATGGCTATCTTATAGAATGTATAAACTAACATATTCTTTTGTATACTATGCCTAGATTATATTTCTAACAAAGAAACGAATTAGGAATTTAATCCGATTTATTCCGAATCTCCTTAATGTTTAGGGAAAAACAATTTAAATATTTTCTCTTGTATATATATAAAAACAATGGCTTCCAAAGAACCCGACTATTTTGTTAAACATTATGCCACTAATCGTGACAAAATTCTTGATTACAAAAAAGAATTTTATGCTGAAAAAGTCAAGTATACAAAACAATTTCAAGCCATTAAACTTAAAGGGCAACCAAAACTTCTTTCAAATAAGTTAATCAAAACAGCCGTCAAAACTTTAGCGTGTTTTATTGTAGTTAATGATAAGACATATACTCCTAATGAATTCTATGACACATATGGTGTCAAAGACTTTAACATTATTGAAATAGACTATGATATGTTTGAAAACTATGAACTAACAATGAAAATCCCAGATTACTATTTAATCTCAAAAAATTGAATTTAATAATATTAAGGAAAAACTGCTAAAAATTATTTTCTCAACATAGTATATAAAAATGGAAATTACCGAACAGCTCCCTCTTTTAAAAATTCACTTTTTAGCAGATATGTCTTTTAAGACCTTTAAAGATTATTGCTCTCCTTCAATGAAGGAACAAGATATGAAAACAAAATATGATATCTTACAACGTTTTTGTCAATCTCATATTCAAACAAAAGGAACTATAGAACGTATTTATAGATTACCACAAAATACTCCACTAGAAGTTGGAGGCAGGTTATATTCCCCTAATTCATTACAAAGCTTACCTAAGCAATTTAGGGGATTTCTTTGTGAAGATATTATAACTGACATTGATATGAAAAATGCTCATGTTGTAATAGCTAGATACCTATGTAAATTAGATAATATCGTATGTCCAAATATTGAATATTACATTAACCATCGTGACGAAGTGTTAGCTGAGTTTGGTGAGAATGGAAAAGAATTATTCTTGAAGGCATTAAATGATGATAAACTCAATAAAAAGGAAACAAATATGTTTTATAAAAATTTTGATAAAGAATGTAAAATAATCCAAAAACAATTAATTGATTTACCAAAATATAAACACATTGTTGATAGTGTCCCTGAAACAAAATTATATAATGAGCAAGGTAGCGCATTCAATCGTATTATGTGTGTCTATGAGAATAAAATTTTACAATCATTGATTTCATTTCTTCACAATGATAATATTAATATTAGAGCATTATGTTTTGATGGTTTATTAATGGATGGTAATTATTATAATAATCGTGACTTACTTGATAAAATAACAAATCATATTAATAATGAATTTGAAGGTCTTAATATGAAATGGTCTTATAAGGAACATTCTAGTTCTATTGTGATTCCACCTGGATGGTCCATTCCAAATAAACAAGAAACTAGTCTAATAAAATTACAAGATAATTGTCAAGCAACATTCGGTAATGTTCAAGCAAAATTTGAGGATAAACATTGTAAGATTATTAATAAATCATTCTTTTTAAAAGAATTTGAAAATAAGGTTATTACATTAAATAAGTCACAAATAATAACATCTTATGAACATTTACAATATACTGATTTTAAATATAATGGAAAGAGTTATGAAGCAGTTGAAACACAGTTTATTCATGATTGGCTCAAATGTCCTACTATTAAAAAATACGATGAAGTTGGTGTATTTCCAACTGGATTAAAATGTCCTTCTAATTATTATAATATGTGGCGACCTTTTGATATGGAATTAGTTACTGAATGGGAACAAAAAGATGATGCTATTGAAAAAATAAAAAAACATATATTAATTTTGTGCGGCAATGATGAAAATGTTTGTAATTATTTTATTAAGTGGATTGCACAAATGATTCAATATCCTGCCGTGAAAAGTATATGCCCTACATTAATTTCAAAAGAAGGAGCTGGTAAAGGCACATTGTTACAACTTCTTACAAAAATGATGGGTAGTAATAAAGTTTTTGAAACAACTCAACCTAGTCGTGATGTATGGGGTGAATTTAATGGTTTAATGGCTGAGTCATTCTTAGTAAATCTTAATGAGTTAGGTAAAAAAGAAACTATTGAGAGTGAAGGTCGTATCAAGGGTTTAATTACAGATTCTACTTTGAAAATCAATAACAAAGGGGTGGCACAATTTCCAATCCAATCATTTCATCGTTTCATAATTACAACAAATAATGAGGAGCCAATTAAAACTACAAAAGATGACAGACGCAAACTTGTTATTAAAAGTAGTGATGAATTATGTGGAAATAAAACTTACTTTAATGATTTATATGCTTTGCTTGATGATGTGAATTCTATTAAATCTTGTTATGAATATTTCAAATCAATTCCTGATATGGATAAATTTAATTCATTGTCAATGCCAGTTACTCAGTATCAAAATGATTTGAAAGAAATGTCTGTAAGTCCAATTGAATCATGGATTAAAGATTTTACTTATGATAATTTTTATGAGAATGAACCAATTGAACTACTTGGTAAAGATGCTTATAAAATGTTCTGTGAATGGACAAAAAAATGTGGAATTGAATATAATGTTACTTTACCAGCATTTGGTTTAAGAATAAAGAACCTTAACATTAGTGGTATTGAAAAAGGTAAACATACTAACAAAGGTGAAACAAAATTATATAACATTGAACTTTTAAAGAAACATTTTAATATTGAAAATATTGAAGTGATTGAGGAGCAATGAGGAGCTAATTTGTGACCATATTTTAATAAATGTGTTTTTATTAAAATATTTATACAGCATTATCAAGTGGCGATATTGATATCCTATATACTCTTCTTTTTTATTATTAAAGTGATGAGTGAAGAGTGAGGAGTAGTTTTGACTTCAATAGAAAAAGTGGTAAAAACATTGAAAGTTGAGAATATTGATGATTTTTGCGCCGAATTCCAAAAAATCAGTAAAAAGGGGTATATATAGCCGGGGTCAAAAACTTCTCCTCAGCCGTCACTCCCCACTTCCCAAACCTACGGTTCCAACGAACTTAATTAAACATGGCTTTGACCCTTGATGAAAGCATTTTTAAACCGGTTCCATTATTTTCTTCTTCGCCCTACATCGCTTCAAGGGCGGATATTTCATTTTCCAGAATTCATCCCATTTGACTGTCTCCCAATCAGCTTGCCAACTTTGAAAACTGGTCTTTCCTGCCTGATTGTCATCACTCCAAAAAGTGGGTTTAGTTAGCCCTACATTGTATGTAAGTGCTAATTCCGCAATTTTGTCGGCAATTTGTGTCGCCATTTGAGCCTCCGATGTAGGTGAGTTATAAAAGAAAATAAAGTCATCATTGATACTTACAAGCGATGTAGGTGAATTTTCGGTAATTAATCCGTTCCAATAATCGTCTAATAATTCTTGAGCTGTTTCTAAATTGGATTTTGGTTTTGGTTTTGGTTTTTTGTTAGTTGGTTTGGATTTTTTCGCCTGCTTAATGTTTGGTTTTATAATTTTTTTATCAACTAGTTCATCGTAAGGATTATAGTCTGTATCCAAATCAAAATATTCGTGACTTTGGTCACATTCAAGGTCGTAATGGATAATAAAATCATCATTATTGTCAGCCATTTATAATAACAGTATATTTATTATAAATCAATTGTATACTAACAAAATATTTTAATCCGCAAAGTAATAAAGTGAGGCAGGTTTTGGTTTTTCAGTTGTCCCAGGTGTCACTTTGAATTTGGAAGCTGAGTTTTGTTGCGTCTTAGTTTCACGTTCCTTCTTAATTGGTTCCAAAGGCACTGAGCGTCTCGTCACTGGTTCTTCTTCTGATTCAGTTGCGTCCTCATATATGATGGTCTTCTTCTTTGGTTTCTTTTTCTTTTTAACTACGATTACTTCCTCCTCGGATTCACTAGCGGATTCATATATGACCTTGGGTTCCTTCTTTTTTATAGGCTTTGCTGAAGGGGCGGGTTGGGAAAGAATTTTCTTCTCTTTTTTTATGGACTTTGTCTGTAAAGGTGGCGGCGGCGGTGGTGGTGCCTCTTCTTCTGATTCCGTTTCAGGTTCAGGTTCCGGTTCAGGTGCTTTGATTGGTGTAGGTGTCTTATCCATATCTTTTTTAAGTGGACCATTAAGTTGTTCTTTTATAGCCTGTAATCTTAATTTCTTTTCGTCCTTACTGAGACCATTTTTAGCAGTGGTTTTTATTTCCAGTGCTTTGCGCATTCGCTCGGTAGCGGCTTTTTGTGCTTCACTGCGTTGTTTCTTAGGTTTAGTAAGTCCCACATCATCTATGGTGTCGTCAAGTTGGTCGTCCATCTATATATAAAGCATAAGATTTTATTTTTTCTTAATTAAACAATTTGCTAAATGAAATGACATAATAATAATATAGGGGTAATATAAAATGCCAATAGTGGAGATTAAAGAAGAAGTCAACCATGATATTAAGAGCATAAAGCCTGTCAAGGAGAAGATGGATAAATATGTGAAAGATATTCCTGATGGTATATCTAGGCGCAATGGTATGATTTATTTGTTAGTTGGTAGTGGAGGCACTGGCAAGACAAGTCTGCTTTTGAATCAGTTTCGTAAGGGGGGGTCTTATCATAGGAAGTTTCATAATTTGTATTTGTTCACACCATCTATTAGTTTCATGTCGGTTAAGAATCATCCGTTTGAAAAGCATGATAAGATTTATCATGAACTAACAAGAAACACTTTAGAGGATTTATATTCAGAGCTTAAAGAGCGTAAGGAAGAATGGAGTGAGTCTGATGGTGATGATGAGATGGAATATAACTGCGTTATCATAGATGATTTTGCTAGCAGCCTTAAAGAGAAAGATGTTCAGAAATTGCTTAATACAATGCTTATTAAAGCACGGCATTTAAATACTTGTTTTATTTTTACACTACAATCGTATATGTATTTTCCCAAAATGTTGAGAAAGCAGACGACATATGCGACTATTTTTAAACCAAAAAATCGTGAGGAGTGGAATACAGTGAATCAGGAGTTGTTACAAATGAAAGAAGAAGATGCTAGAAAGATATATGATTATGTATTTGGTCAAGAGTATTCGCATCTAGATATAGATACGATTGAGAATAAGTTGTATCGCAATTTTAATCCGCTAGTAATTACTGATAGTAATAGTCTTTAGCTAATTATCTCTAGATAATATAACTAACAAATGGAACATATAGAGTCAATCCAAATCTTTTTAAATTCAAGATATGCTACTGAGACGGTGGCTGATAACATCGCAAACAGTATTTATTATTTACCTGTGATTGAAATACCAGATGGTCACCATATCTATCTGTCTTTACAAAATGCCACTATCCCCTACAGTTTCTATAGTATCAGTAGTTTTGACAACACTTTCATTTTCGGACTGGTCGGGGACCCACCCACAACATATTATGTTCAACCCGGTAATTATAATATAACCCAACTTGTAGATGTTATCAAAACAGCAATGGGAGCATCTTATACAATAACGTATAGCAGTATAACCAGCAAACTCTTGATTACTCATGCGACAAGTGACTTTATAATATATGCCTCTACAATAAATCACGCGCTCGGGTTTAGCAAAACTACTAATACAACAAGTGCTGCCAATCTTTTGTATAGTCGCGACTGTGTAAATGTGAATCAGATTCGTGCCCTTAATATTGAAATCAACTTTCCGACATATAATGTGAATATAGCTCAGGCGTATAATCAGAATATTTTAGCGACAATTCCAGTATATGTTGCGCCGTTTAGTATAATCACCTATACAAATAATAACAACTTTAGAACGAACTTGTATGTCAATAAATTAGACCAAATACAGATTCGCATTTTGGATAATGAAAATAGGCTTGTTGATATGAATGGAGTTCAATACCAAATGACGCTTCAATTGGATTGTGTGAAATTCACGGATTAAAATAGCCTTTAGAAGAATAAAATATTGTTATACTTTATAAATGATTGGTTATAAACAGCCTCTAGGTAAATCTATGATGGGATTTAAAATGCCCCTTGGTAAGAATAGACTTGGCAGCAAAATGCCGCTATTAATGAGACCTGTTGCTAAACAAGTTGCAGAAGCATTAACAAGAAAAGTCTCGGCAGGTTTAGAGAGAAATGTTTTGAAGAGATAAATTGCGAACTTAGTCCCCTCCCATTTTATTTAGCAAAAAATACATATTATTTATTTTAATATGTATCTTTTTTTATCTAGACTATTATTATAAATGATTCCTGCTAATCTCAAGTTTCAATCCAAGGTAGAGTCTGCCCCTGCCCGCAGATATTTGACCCAAATTCAACCTCAAGGTGGAACGGGAACTTATAACCCCGGTGACACAATTACCATCAATATCCCCACCCGAGCAAACACTGCTCTTATTCCATCTGAGTCTTATTTAAGAGGTAACTTTAACTTGATAGCTTCTGGTGCTTCTACCAGTTCTTGTTTAGAGTCTTGCGGATGGCACCAGTTCATCCAAAGAATCCGTGTGTTCCACGGTTCCAATTTGTTAGAGGATATTGATAACTATGGTCAGCTTGCGAAAATTCTGTATGACTACCAGGCACCCGAAGATGCTGTTAAGGGTCGCTTTTCTATCACCTCTGGAACTAATGAGGAGTTCAGTGCTGTTGGTGTTGCTGCTGCTGCTTTATTAAATACCCGCTCGGTCAACAGAGGACGTGCTACTGGTGCTCTTGCTGCTGCCACCACCACCTTTCCATTTGCTATCAACTTGGTTTCCCTTGTTGGTGCCCTAGCAGGTGAGAAATACTTGCCTTTGTGGGAGATGACTGCTGCTCCCCTCCGTGTTGAGATAGTTTTACAATCATCCCTTATCCGCTCAATGATGGTTGAAGGTGGTTCTGGTCTTAACTTTACTGCCACAGCCGTAAATTATGCTGGAGAATTCTTGGAGCTGCCAGACAGCGCTGTTTCGGCAATCAAGGCTGGTTCTTCCAGTCCGATGCAAATGGTTCTCCCTTCTTACCGCTCATATACTAACTCTGCGGCTGTCCCTGCCACAACTCAAACACAAGTGTCGTTCCCTATCCCCGCTAAGTTCAGTTCCCTCAAGAACATCTTTGTTGCTTCTAGAACCACTGCTGGTTTAGCGGCTCAATACCCTTCGTCCCACTGTGCTTTCGGTGTAGGAAGTGCTAACTCCATCGGATACCAGTTCAGAGTCGGTTCAGAAGTTTTGCCTTCTACTCAACCCACATCTTTCCCTGAAATATACAATGAGGCGATTAAGTGCTTTGGTTCTCTTGCTGATATGCAAAACCAACCATCCATTGATAACACTGCTTTCACACTTAATGCTCCCAACACTGTTGCTGGTTTGGTAGAGGCATCCACTGAGGATTCAGGAGCTTTCTTGATTGGTATTGATATGGAAATCTACCAGAATGCTGATAAAGCGAGCATCTTTTCTGGAACTAACACCAACACCAGTGATATTTTCAGCATCATCAACTATTACAGTGCTGGTGCCATCACTGTCCTCCAAACTGCCTTCGCATGCTATGACCAGGTGCTAGTGTATGAAAACGGTGTGTGCTACGCAAGATATTAAGCATTAAGTAACAAGTAGATTAATCATAGTATAATAAAATATTCAGTTATTATAATATGAATCAAGAAGTAGCGAAATTATGGCTCTATGGAGCAAATATAGGAACCACACAAACACAAATCGGAATCCGAAACACCACCAATACTGAATACACATTTTTTGTAGATTTACGCTTGGTTTTAGGCGAATCAATGTTTCAAAAATATGAGGCGTTCAAAGTATATTTTGGATTTGTGAATCCAGCAACAGGAACAACCGCAAATATTGACACTATGTTTGTAAATGGATTAAATCTAATCCCAGCGTCGTATCAAGGCAAACAAGCAGGATTTAACACAGCAATAGATATTTTTACTCAAACAGTTACAATAGTTGACTCCATAAATCTTGGAGGAAAAAATGCTAATATACAAGAGTTTGTAATGATAAAACCAGATAACGCAAAAGTAGAACTCACTATATCGTTTCTTCGTGATGATGCCGGAGTTCCAACTTTGTTACAGGCAGTTTTTTTCTTAACATTCGTGCCATTTCAAAAAGATAAGATTTATAAAAACCCGTTCAACTATTTGTATCAAAATGAATTAGCAAACTTCACATTAACAACACAAATCTTGTCGGCAGGTGCAACAAATGCATTTGGAACCATGAACTCAACGTTTACCACTTTTAATTTCACAAATGTAAATATGCGACGCATTATTGGGACGATGTGGGATAAATATGATAAGTTCAATTTGGTTTGCTTAAATGTTGGAATAGGTTCAACGGCAACAGTATTGAGCGGACTCCAGCGTTTTCTGTTTTTTCAAATACAGGGACTCCAATTTATTAATTGTTTAAGCACAACTACATCATCGTCATTTTCACAAAGTGTAGCATATACGCCAATATTCAGGTATCCGACAGTATCAACGTCAGATAGTGATACTTTTGCGGTGCCGGAGAGTTTAATCAGTTTTAGAAAACCTGAATCGGAGAATGTAGATTTAGCGTTTCAACTCTTTACTGTAAACTTGGGGGGAACGGCACTCAATTTACAAATGAATCAATTCAGTTTGACATTTGCCGTTGTGGGAATCAAAGATTAAAATATAATGATAATATAAATGCTTAGTGAAAGTGGTTCATTAATATTATCAACAAGTTCAACAACAAGTCCATGCACGATTAATGCGGCAAAGTCAGTCTTTACCTTCTCAAATATTAATATGCGAAATGTGCTTGGTGCTGCGTGGGACAAATATGATATGTTTACTATGAAAGTTGCGTCGGCAGCAACAGCGGGAACAATAACACAAGTAGGTGGTTCAACAGTAGGACTCATCTGCTACAATATGGCAGGTCTTACTTGGGAAAATCTCCATTATGATACAGCATATATGAGTCAAACATATGTGCCGATTTCGGTTTTTAATATTCAATCAGCTTCCCCAAATTTCACTCAATACATTGTAAATACAGGGCAAAGTTATAATTTCCGCAGATCATCAGATATAGTGGATTTAAATTTTACAATTACAAACGCAGATGATACAAGTGGTCCCAGCACCTTTGGAATTACACCAGCAGGTAATCTTTATAATAATGTAGCATTTCACTTGGTATTTGAACCAGTCATAACAGGTGAAATGAATGAGTGTGCGTTTTTTGGTTTCAATATGAGTTCATTAATATCATCGCAAGTGGGTCGCACAGTAAGTTCAGACCGCAAAGAGTATAATTATTCTGCGTTTGATATGAAACGCTTGTGTTGTAATTTTTGGGATAAACACGAGGATTTTGAAATCCAAATGGCGTTTTATAATAATATAGGGATTGGAACCATATCAGGAAATGCGAGGATTTGTCAGATTCAAATGAATGGACTCAGTTTTGTCAATAGTGCTACCAAGAACAGCAATAGCACAGATAGACTGGCAATGACTACGGAATCGCCAATATTGGGAACAATTCTTTACTCAATTGCGGCATCAACACACGGAGCAACTATGGCTCTGGGTTATGCCCCAATTCAATTCAAACGAGATGGCGACAATGCAAATCTCACAATTAATTTGAAAAACTTTGATAACACAGTCCCATTTGCTTTTACATTTTCAGGAACCAACCCTAAAGGCACAATCGGTTTTTTCATAAAACCCATTTATAAAGTTCCGAAAGCAACGCTGTATATCAACCCCTTTGGACTCACAACATCGCAAACAAATCTGGGTATAATCAATGCTGGTTCAACAGAGTTCACGCTGAATAATGTAAATATGCGTCAAGTGTGCCGTTCTATGTGGGACAAGTATAAGAAGTTCAATATATTTTTAACGACAACAACAAGTCAGTTAGCAACAACACAGGTGGCAAACCAAGCATATATTTTACAAATGGAAGGACTCAATTTCATCAATCAGACAGCGTATATAACAGGCACAGGTCAAACGCAAACGGCAACATTAGGGACTGTTATGATGTATGGAGGTGCGGTTTTAACTGGATACCAATCGGGACTTGTTACAAGTTTTTATCGGGACCTTGATTTTGTCAATTT